GGTGTCGATGTTGTTTGCTTCTGGATTCCCGCAGTAAAAAAACATTTTAACCGGGCTGAACGCTTCGGCTTCGGTTAGTCCGAAAAGCGAAAGTGGAGCCGGGTACATATCGCTACCGCGCTGTTCAAAAACCTCGCTAGTAATCTTATAGCCTTCTCCTTCCTTCCGGTGCCGCTCGATACGCAGATATTGCTTCTTATCGATTACCCGGCGGTCTATGATGTCTGCCTCAGTGATTACGCCGGCGTCCCATGAAACTGGAATAAACCTGTCAGGCTGCACGAAGTCAAGTCCGATCTTCCCGCCGGATACATGGAGCTTTAAGATAGTCGCTCCGAGTGCGAGCATCAGTTCTGTTTCCGCCTGTGCTCTTTCGGTAAACCTTGCCGCTGCGAGAACGTCGAGGACGCCCTGCGGTGCGGTGAGCTTCGGTGTCTCTGCCCATACAAGACCAGCGAGTTCTGAACATATCAGCTTTGCAGGTCGCATTGTCTTGCGTACACGCTTCTGTAGCTTTCCTCTGAGTGTTGGGTACCAGTAATCAAGCCACTCGGGCTTTCCTTTGTAAATTGCGCGCCACTCCGCAATACGAGACTCTGCCGCCATAACGTCCGGCGATACGTCTTTACCAGTGATCTTGTTCCATATCATTTTAATACCCCCGAGTAGGTTCATACCATATCCCTCATATATTTTTCGATTGAATACTCGGCAGCGTCGAGGCTGTCGATGTTGCTTGTCCCGTTGTCAAGGCGCGTTTCCTTTCCACCGCTCATTGTCCATACCGCAGATTGTACAGCACGAATCGTTTCTTTGCAATCTTTATATATCGAAGCGCGACCGAGCGAAAACATTAAGTCAAGGAAGCGGATTCGGTCAACTATCGGATTCTTCAACGAATTGCGCACGTTGATAACCCCTCGCCGCTCCATACTCTTCTTTATCAGCTGTTCCGCCGAGTCTACCCAGCAATCTGCGCAAACAAACCGCGCCTTCTGCTTTTTGACGAATTGCTCCCAGTTCGCAAGTAATGTTTCAACGTTTCTATTTTCGGTGTCGTAAACCTCGTCGATGATGCAAAAGCTCAAGCGATTATCCTGCATATAGAAAGCCGTCGCCGCGAAGGTTGTAGCCGATCCGTTTCCGCCGATGTCCGCGCCGATGGTAACGAATAGGATCTTTTCAGGGTAATGGTCAACGATATTCTTCTCGGTAAATGACGGATAGCACCCACCCTCGGCGTTTACGCGCATCCCGAGAATAAATCGCTTATAGAAGATTCCTGTGTATTGTGCCTTAAGCTCAGCCTTTCTTTCCTCTGTAATCGCGGGGTTGTCATCCAGGTCGAAGTGAAACCACCGATAGCCCGGTAGCTTCTCATCTCTAAACTTGTCGATGTAGTCCGTGTATAGCCAATGCCCCGGAACGTCCGGGTTCAGCGTCATAAAGTGCTTCCGGCTCTTGCTCGCTATAGTTCTGTTAAAGCATTCTGCTATTGTGTTTTTATGTTGCAGATTCGCTTCGTCTATATATGCCATCCCGTAGGTTCGACCACGGAACGCACGGAAACTGGAGATATTCTCCCCGCCGAACATATCGATGCGTTTCCCTGCGAGGTCGATATATGTTTCATTCTGTTTGTCCCGCTTGATTTTTGCCAGCCCTCCGGATAGGTCGATCAGCCCAAGGTCTGAGTCTACGCAGTTAGCCATTACAGCCGACTGACTCCGCCCTACCATGAGGTGACGCGGGTCGGGCGACTTGATTACCTCACACATGAAGGCGAACACGGACGCGACAGTCTTCGCTGATCTGACTGCACCCTCCCAAACAGTAAGGAACCCGCAGCCGTGGATTGACTCGAGAGACTTTGCGCTGAAAGGAAGGAGGCCTACGGTGTTCATGATTTGCCTGTGATCTTAGTGACGATCTCAAGAAGTCGGTTGATGGTTTCGTCCTTCTCTTTGTCCTCTGTCTTGTCCGTCCACCCGCGATTCTTAAGCGCGAATATCGCCCCGGTACATGACTGAAAGCGCAATGCTTTTTCGTAACTTTCTTCTATGCGCAACAAACCCTTTTTTATAGGTTCGGAAATAGGATTGCCGGCGTTAGCGTTCTCCCACAGGCTAGTGCGGGATGAATACCCGAGAGCGAGCGCAAGACCGCAGAAAGTCGGGTCATCGGATACAACCTCTCCGTCAGCATTCGTTTTTTTAAGTCGCTCAA